AAAAGTTTGGAGTTTGTTGATTAGTCACGGTGGTCTTACAAATTTTACCCCAGGCGATAACCTATAATTAGAGAGAGCTAGTAATGACCGCCTGGAGCAAACTTTGAACGTAATTAGTATTAAACTATTCACAAAATTTACTATATAGATTATCTAGACTAATGCAATCATAAACAGGTCAGAGGGTAAAAGAGGTGTCCCTGCTGTCCCTAATCAACTATTATTCAATAATATCAATACTTTTAGATCAATTTTATGGTGTCCCTGTGGTGTCCCTGTGGTGTCCCTGAGGGACACCACTTGTGGGAACTTTTAAAAAACTTTTATTTATTGTAGTCAGGTGTTAAAATAATCTATATAGTGAATTTTATGATGTTAGAAATACTACATGTAGTGGTTATGCTGTTTGCAATCTACGGTTTTATTGTTTTTTTGTTACTTTTATGGAACAGAGAGAAGATCAATAAGGCCAAAGAGGAGAGAAAACGAACTGACCATGTTAAAATCAAAAACTTTTGTTAATTATGTTTAGAGATATTTTATTAAAAGCACTTGCAGATAGATACAAAGCTAAAATATCTGAAGCAGATGCAACTGTAAAAATTTATTTAGAAAAACCAGTTGCTATTGGTGAGCATCCACAACACGTTGATGAGCTAGATAAATTAATTGATGTTATTGCTCAAAATGAAGAAAAATTAAAAATATTGAAAGAATTTGATTATGGGTCTGAAAAAGAAGGAACTTAGAACAGTAGATGATCTAACACCAAAACAAAAAATGTTTGTTGAAATAATGGTGAAAGATCATGGCAATATCACCCAAGCTGAAGCACTCAAAAAGGCAGGATATGTTTGTAAAAATGAAAATGATTATGGTGTTATAGCATCAAGATTATTAAGCAGAAGATTAAACCCACATATAGCAAAATACTTTGATATAAGGTTTGGTCAAGAACTTAAAATGTACGAAGGTGATAACCTTAGACGTTACAAAAGATTAGAACGATTAGCAGATAAGGCAGAGAAAAAAGATCAGTATGCTGCTGCAATAAATGCAGAGTATAGATCAGGACAATTAGCCGGTGCTTATGTTGATAAGAAAGAAGTAAGAGTAACAGGTCTGGAGGGTATGTCACGTGAAGAGCTTGAAAAAAAATTACAAGAGCTTTCGCAGAAAATCGATGGTCACAACGCAAAGACGATCGAAGGAACATCTGAGGAAGACTAGTTGGTCAGAATTTATAAAGTTATTTAATGCTAAACATAACAAAAAATTAAATACATCAGTTGGAGTAGTAAATGTTAAAACGAAAAATAACAATCAATAAAAAAGCTAAGACTTGGCAAGAGAAGTATCCTCTCGTTTCGGTCTCGTGGTATGATATTTGCAGTGATAGTAGTTGGCAAAGCATCCCTGCAGCTCTGAAGGCAAAGCTTCCTACTTGTGTAACCAAAGGACATTTATTAAGTCAGACTAAAGGAATTACAAGAATTTTTGGTGATTATTCAGAAAATGATGATGGATCAATAGAGATTGGTAATACTACAATTATACCTCAATCAGTCATCATAGATATAAAAAAACTGACTACAAAATGAGCGACAAGAAAAGAGAAAGTTTGTTATGGAATAGAGTCAAGAAAAACTTGACTGATTGCTTTTTAACCCGCATAGAATCTAGCACAATTAACGGAATACCAGATATACATTGTGTAGCAAATGGCAAAGTATTTTGGATAGAATTAAAATCAGATAATATCAGTTATCCTGCACTAAATAAGTGGCAGATAGTTTGGATTAATAAATATATTAAAGCTGGTGGTAGTGTATTTATCTTCAAAGAGACCCTCTCGGACTCGTCCTTGCAAATTTACAGACCGTTGTCCTCGTTCACTGATCCTCGTTCCGTTCTCCCGTGGCTGTCGTTACCGCATCCCGTAAACTGGAAGCTCCTGCAGCGTTACCTGCTGGATCCAGATGGAAAAGCTCGTTCTCGTCCAGACTCTCGTCCTCGTTCTCGTTCTCGTTTCAAATGACGAAGGTTACCGGCACGGCACAGGGGGCATCCCATCAGCTTCTGGGAAGGCGTGGTAGCTCGTGCTACAGGGATACAGGCTTTTTGATACCTCTTTAGTTAACCTGTGTCCCTGCAGCACGATACATCTCGTGAAGAAACTGCTTGACTTATCTCCCATCTGGTCTTATGTATGCATCAGGACCTGGCTGCTGTACGCTGGTAACCGGGCCAAGGAGGACAATGATGTTAAAGAAAATTAAAGTAACGCTCGTGTGGGGCAGTGGATACGATGTGGAAAAGACGTACGAGTTTGCGTCCCCTGCAGAGAAGGATGCATTCATGAAAGGTGTCGGTGAGGCCATAGGCTGGATGGACTATGGTGAGAAAGAAGAGCTCGAGTCTGAAGGGAAGCTTAAGCAATGTCGTTAGCACTGGCAATTGCAGTCTTGTGGCTGCTGTTCCCGACATTCACAACCGTGATGCTGGCAGCAACAGCTCTGTTACTGGTCTCGCTCGTTTAAACTAGGATACCGAACAGTTTAGAATGATTCTAAGGTTTTGGCACCAGCACGGTGCGTGGTGAAAAAAAAAGTTCTTGTGTTATCAATGGGATTTGATAAGATATCGTTTTAACCAACAACAAGGAGAGAGCTATGGGGTTAGATCAATACGCAGGATACCGAGATAGTAATGGCGAAGTGCACGAAGAATTTTATTGGCGAAAGCACGCTCGTTTGCAGGTGTTCTTTGATAAAGAGTACAAGAAACAAAACAAGCCAACACCTTCAGAGGCAGAGGAAGGTGGGTTTGGCGACTTATCACATCTAGGTTTCAATGGTGGTATGGGTGGAGTGAAGATAGACGAAGATGTCGTGTCTCGCTTGGAAGAGGAACATAAGAACAATTATTGGAATTGTTTCGCGTCAGACGGATTTTTCTGGGGGCAGCAGTTCCAAGAAGATGCCGTTAAAGAATATAAAGCCCAAGACAAGAGGTTTATAGATTGGTGCAGGGAACAGTTGAAAAACGGAAAATTAATTGGCTATGATTGTTCTTGGTAATACAACTATGAGTAGAAAATAAATAAAAAAATGTGCTTGTGTTATTGATAAGATTTGATAAGATGAACAAGTCAATTAACAAAAGAGGTATATATGACACAAGCACAAAAAAGGCTAAAGCAAGATGAAAAGAAAGTAGTTATTGCTTATGCTCAACTAAAGCTAAAAGCTAATAGGCTCAACAAAGAGATTGACACAATGAAACAAAATCTTGTTGATGTCTTTAATAGAACGAACCAAAATTTAATTATTGTTCAAGATGAACAAGGTAATAATTTTGGAGTTCAAAAAATAAATCGTAAGAGAAAGAAATTTGAAACAGCAAATTTCAAAATTGCTCATAATGATTTATTCAATAAGTTCTGTACTGAAATAGAATACAGCGAATATAAAGCGATTGGTGGCGACAATGACCAATAGTTTAATTAATATTGCGCAAGTTCTAACGGAACGAGTTAACGAGAACAAACCAACAGAACAGTCGGCTATGCACATAAACATAGACGGAAAAAAACAACTCAATTATGAGATTATGTTTCAATTACTTCAGGGCGAAGTAGAGAAACATATACTTGAAAATCAAGGCAATCAAGTAGTTGACGAGTTTAAACAAAAGATCATAACAAAGTTTAGTACACTTATCCAACAACTTAACAACTAAAGTATGAACAACTAATGGCGCGCCCTATCGCGCCATTGGTGTAAGCAAGGCTCAAATTACCTACCATCTCAAAACCTGTAACGGGATCCAAAAACCCACGCTTTACACGCTGGCAAATTTGCAAAAGAGGTTTACAAAGCAATATACATTCATATACTAGGGTCCCAAACGGTATGAATTTAGATAAACTAACAGAAGATGAATTAAAGGACCTAATTCTTCAAAAGCAATTAGAGTGGATCAAGTTATGCCAGGATGATTTTTTAATTTTTGCTGGTGCTATGTGGGAGGATTTTATTTACCGTAAAACAAAGGACCCAAAGAAATATGGGCACCATCAAATAATTGCTGAAGAATTTCAAAAAATTGCTAAAGATGATGAAAAGAGGCTCATCATAAATATGCCCCCTAGACATACTAAATCAGAATTTGCATCTTATTTGTTCCCTGCATGGATGATAGGTAGAAATCCTAAGATGAAGATTATGCAGGTATCACACAATGCTGAACTTGCTACAAGGTTCGGTAGCAAGGTTCGTAATTTAATGAACACCAAGGAGTATAAACAAGTCTTTGGAAATGTTACACTCAGAGAAGATAGTAAGGCTAAAGGCCGTTGGGAGACCAATCATGGTGGCGAATATTTTGCAGCGGGGGTAGGCGGCTCTATCACAGGGCGAGGGGCGGATTTACTTATTATTGATGACCCACATACAGAACAAGACTCAATGTCTGACTCTGCTATGGACAGAGCGTATGATTGGTATTCATCAGGACCCAGACAACGTTTGCAACCAGGTGGTAAGATTTGTGTTGTAATGACAAGATGGGCTACCGATGATTTAACAGGAAGGCTCATCAAGGCACAATCTGAACCGAAAGCTGACAAATGGAAAGTTATTGAGTTCCCTGCCATACTTCCTAGCGGTAAACCTGTGTGGCCAGAATACTGGGCTCTTGAAGAATTAGAAAAGGTCAAAGCTTCGGTGTCCGTCAAGAACTGGAATGCACAGTATATGCAGGACCCAACCTCAGAGGAGGGTGCAATCATCAAACGTGAATGGTGGCAAAATTGGGACGAGGAGCGGTTACCTAAACTTCTACACGTAATACAAAGTTATGATACTGCATTTTCAAAAAAAGAATCAGCAGACTACTCAGCAATTACAACTTGGGGAATATTTGAACCAGTTGAAGGTTATGAAAAATGTATAATACTTTTAGATGCTCACAAAGGCAGATATGATTTTCCAGATTTAAA